AGGCTGAAAAATGCTTGGCTGACATGCTGCAAATAATGTCCACTCCTCCTGATTGGGCTCCAGGTTTACCACTGGCAGCTGAAGGAGGATATGACAACTGTTATTCAAAGTAACTTGTTACTTACGGAGAGAATTATGGAAATCAAAATCCCTGAAAACCTTGTGACTCAAGCATTGGAAGATGCCGCTCAGCGTGCGATCAGTTACATGTTATCTGGTCGCGAAGTACATAATGCTTTAGTCGAAGCTGTTTCGAATAGTGTTGCTACTGATTTTGTTAAAAAAGCTGTGACAGAGGCAGCAAATGCCCTCGACCATAGCGCGGTTACTAAGGCAATTGCTGCAGAGATGCAGCGCACTCTTACTGCTGCTATGAGTGCAGTAATTGAGGATGCTGCAGTTGAAATCATTGCGCGCATCCGCCATACTTATACAGACTCTGAAAAACAGCAAATTCGTATTGAATTGCGACAATTGAAAAATCAACAGTGAGTACTCCATACGAAATTCTTGGCATTCCGCCCGAAGCTACCAATGATGAAATTCGTGCTGCTTACCGCCGAGCGGCTATGAAGCATCATCCAGATCGTGGTGGTTCGCCTGAAGCGTTTCAAGTTGTACAAAAGGCTTATGCAGCGCTTCAGAACCGGGTCTGCCCAATATGTGGTGGTAAAGGAGTTGTCACTACCAGACAAGGATTCTTCGTTTCTAAGACCCCATGTCCCAGATGTTGGAAAACCTGAAAGGAGGTATATACTATATGCGCACGCTCGGTGCCAAAATCGATCAGCTGTATGCTCTTCGAGAGAAGAAGCATGATCTCGAAGAGCAGATCAAGCAACTGGTGGATCAGATGAATGAACTAGAAAACCAGCTTATCGAACAGATGGATACAGAGGGGGTATTGAAAGCGACCGGTAATACTGCGACGGTTTCGATCTCCACCTCTATCAAGCCATCAGTTGAGGACTGGGATGCTTTCTATGCATTCATCCATCGCCACAAGTATTACCATTTGTTGGAACGTCGCCCGTCGGTTACTGGCTGTCGTGAACTGCTAGAAATTAAAGGCAAAATTCCAGGAGTGGTACCGTTTACTCAACGTAAGCTAAATATTCGCTCTATCTGAAAGGAGAAGCAAAATGACTCGTGTCAATCCCAACCTGCCTGTTAACTACGAAGAGCAACTTGCCAAAGAATTAGTAGAAATCACAAAGCGTATTGCTGCACCTACTGGTGACCGCATCCGCTTCAATGCCAATCGTGCATTCATCGCTCCTGATGGAACAGAAGGGGACACCCTCGAGACCGTGATTGTTGACTTCGTGTCCAGCAATTTGTTTTATGACAGTCCATTTGACCGTGACAATCCTCAACCTCCAGCTTGCTTTGCAATCGGTCCTGAACCTGCGCTTCTTGTTCCAAGTCCTAATAGTCCAAATAAACAATCTGACGCCTGCGCAACATGCCCAAACAATCAGTTTGGCTCTTCGCTCACTGGTAAAGGCAAAGCATGTAAAAACACCCGTTTACTTGCTTTGATGCCAGCGGCAGCTCTTGATAATCCAGATGTAGAAGCACCGATCTGGATTTTGTCAGTACCACCAACTTCAATCAAAACATTTGACGCATATGTCCATAGTCTATTGGTTAAGCAAAAAACAGTACCTATTAGTGTAATTACTGAAATTTCGCTTGACCCATCTAGTACTTATGCATCACTTCGTTTCAAAGCTATTCGTCCGTTGCAAAACGACGAACTAGGCATTTTCATGACACGCCGCGAAGAAGCAAATAAACGTCTTATAGTTGAACCTGACGTTTCCCAATATACTCCACCTAAGTTCGGAAATCGCGGTCGTCGGTAATCCCGTTACTAAAGTGGCTACTGTAAGTAGCCACTTTATTTAGGAGTATTGAAATGACACGTAAGAAAAGTATTATTCTCACTTTAGTTAAAAAAGAAAAAACCAAAAACACTCCAAAGCGTCCTAAAAATAAACCTCGTACACAACAGGAGGCTCCTGTATGCCCAGACCCCTAATAATTGGTATTGCCGGTCGTGCTCGATCCGGCAAAAATACCGTTGCTAATTTTATTCTTGCTGCCGTTGGTGGCTATCAATACAGCTTCGCAGACCCTATTCGGGCGATGCTTGTGCCTTTGGGCATAGATATGAACGACCCATATTGGCAAGAGCACAAAGAGGATATTATCCCAGCACTTGGGGTTAGTCCTCGACGAATGATGCAAACTTTAGGTACTGAATGGGGTCGTAATTTAATTAATCCTGATATTTGGATCCTATTGGCTAACCAATGTTTACTACGCAATGGTCCAGGTATGATTATTCCAGATGTACGCTTTGAAAATGAAGCTGCATGGATTCGTAAACATGGTGGATGGATTATTCATGTAATTCGTCCTGATGCTGAAGCAATTGAAGCTCATTCAAGTGAGGACGGCATCGAAATACTTTCTACTGATGCCCAAATCATTAACAACGGCTCTCTTGAAGACCTTCAACTTGCTGTAAGGGATTTGTTACGTGTCTACGATTAAACCTGAAAATCAATTCATTAAAAGCGTACATCGTTATCTTCAGCAAACATACGCTGAAAAAATGAATAATCCATGGCGCGCTGGAACTGCGGATGTATGGTATTCGGGTGATCGTGGTGATCTGTGGATCGAATACAAATTCATTGAGAAAATTCCGAGAAGCACAGAGATACTTCCGGATCTCACACCGCGTCAAAGGCGGTGGCTTAATAACAGGTTTGATGAAGGACGCAACGTAGCGGTTGTACTTGGGACACCGACTGGTGGTGTGATCTACCGGAACAAAGAATGGATGCGCCCGCTTGACTATGAGACCTTTTCCAGGCTCATTGTGCCAAGGGACGAGATCGCACGGTGGATCTTTTCACAAGTCGGAGTTAGCAAATGTCGTTCATCAATATAGCTACGACAATTTATAAAATTGTTGTTACAGGCTATGAAATTGTAACAACATCTATTTCATATTACCGTTTAATTAAGAAAATAATTCGTAAGCGTAAAAAACGGAGCAATTCCAATGTTTAAGACATTAAAAGAAGCTGAGGCTATTGTTGGTAAATTCGGAAGGCCTTCAAAAATGCCCGGCTATGCTTATGGATTACCTGCACAGTATTGTAAGCTTGGTTCAAAGCTAGCAAAAATTCCAGGTTCTGTGTGCTCAAATTGCTACGCATTAAAAGGACGTTATGTTTTTGGTCGTGTACGACGTGCCCAAGAGTATCGTTTCAATTCACTGAAAGATCCTCGTTGGGTTGATGCTATAGTTTTTATGATCAAAAAGCGAAAATGTGACTACTTTCGTTGGCATGATTCAGGTGATCTTCAAGGTATGTGGCATTTAGAGAACATTGTCGAAGTAGCACGTCGATGTCCTGAAACTAGATTTTGGCTACCAACATGTGAGGTTGGTTTGATTCGTAAGTATTTGACAAAACACAGTGAATTTCCTTCAAATCTTGTTGTTCGTATATCAGGAGTTATGATCGATGGAAAAGCACCAAACTTCACTAACACATCCACAGTCGTCACAACTGGAACTGCCACTTGTCCCGCGTACAGACAAGGAGGAATTTGTGGAAATTGTAGAGCTTGTTGGGACCCAACTGTCAGAAATGTCTCATATCCTAAACATTGAACGCGCAGTATTTCAAGCAGACGGACTGCCTGACACTGAGGTGCGAGTTTTATTCGAACCTAATGGCAGCGTGTCGTTTTCTATTAAATTCAGCCCTGATACTCCAAGCTTCAATTTTGGGCCAATTGAAGCAGACCAAAAGCTTCAATTAGCCGAAGCATTGCAGTTCATTGCTGATACTATCAGCGCGCGTATTCCAGGTAGACTTAGTCCATTTGTTCGAGGTTGGATTAGTACTGCTGCTGATGCTCATCATATTGCAAAGTTAAAAGGTTTTTGGGATGATGGAATTGAGGAGCGTAATAATGGTGAAGCGTTATGTTTGATTCATAGCGAAATTAGTGAAGCACTAGAAGCTTTGCGTCATGGTAATCCGCCTGACGACAAAGTACCTGAATTTACTGGTGTTGAAGTTGAGTTAGCTGATGCGGTGATTCGTATCATGGACCTCGCTCACGCCCGTGGCTGGCGTGTTGCGCAGGCCATTGAGGCTAAAATGAAGCTCAACAAAACTCGTCCGCGTAAACACGGTAAGGAGTTTTGAAAATGGAGGATATAATCAAGTTTAGATGGGAAGGTGCTTCTGAGAACGAAACTGGTCTCGCTATTTACGAAATCGGTACATCGACTTACTCACTACGACTCCCCAATATTCATTCTGCAAAACTTGTACATATGGCGTTATCTCGTACATATCAGGAGGGCTATGAAGATGGCATTCGTAATACACAGACCGTAATACGTTCTACATTGCTAACGGTTTTGGAAAACGCACAAAACATGCTTTCTACTAGAAAGGAGTATTAAAATGAATCCAGCTACAATTTATGAAAAATTTCTTAATGGTAAAGAGATTTCAGATGAAGAAATCAAATTCGGAATTGAGCACTTTTGCAAACTTGCTGAAATGCTCAGACAATCAGGAAGAGAATTTTCCATTGTGGCTGCAGAATGCTTAAGTGTTGCACGTTTTTTGGAAAATTGTAAAGAGTATAGAGAGCACGGAAAATAATTTATAATTCGTTGCCCAAAAAGCATCCGCCCCTAGCAGTAAGCATCTTCACTCTATCCGAAGAGCGCCGAACCTAGGGGCAACTTTTA